CAAGGCTGGTCATATCAGCACCACACAACACAAACCCTTCTGGTGCAGTGAGACAACCACGAATTTCTGCGCCCCAAGGCTTGTCTACGCCGGGAAGGTTGACCAATGGCTTGTAGTGCTTGAACCGTAGGGTGTTGGTAAACCCTGCAATCTCTGCCTTAAGCCAACCATCTTTGTGGCAGTCCAAGAAGCCCTTGAACACACCGAGACGGTGGTTGATGACAGACAGACCATCCAAAATTCCCACTGAGGGGTTCTTGTCAATCAGCAGCTTTACGCTCTCACAAAGCTCAGAGCCGTCCCTGACCTGCTCTACAGTACGCTCAGAGCCATCAGGGTTCCTGTGGTACTTGAGCGTAGCAGGTTGCCAGCCAAGAGAGTTAAGCCACTCCTTGACCTGATTGTTGCTGTTAGGGTTAGCACGCTCTTCCTTGTCCAGAACCTGTATGGGGGCTACTGTGGTAGAAGGGTGGCCACCAGCCCGTAGGAGGGCGTGCCACCGCTCTCCATAGACTGTAAGGCTACCATCGGCCTTGGTCATACGAGAGGGCTTCTCAACCTTCTTGTAGATCATATTCTTCGGCATAGCTTCTGCGAGTTGCTCGATTTTCTCTTCTTTGAGCGACTGAAGCTCTTCGTAGTGAGACTGAGCCTTTGCCACGTCCAACCTCCATCCCAGAGCTTCCTGCTGTCGAGCGCAGTCCATCTTGAATGACAAGTATTGAACGAAACTTTCTCGTACCGTCTGGTCCTGATACAGCCACTCTAACTGGGCCGACAAGTCTTTGTAGAGTTTTGCGTTGATCTTCACGTCTTCGTTGCATCGGTGTGCATACTCCTCTGGGGTCAGGTTGTTCCAGTCAGTGATCTTGGGCTTGGGTACGCCGTAGTCTTCCCCATAGCCCTCAAGCCCGTGGCGTGGGCGGTCATGGTTAAGATACCAAGACAGAGCCAGTGTATCCACCAGCTTTGCCTTGACCTTGATACCTAGCAGCTTTTCCACTACGGGGATGTCAAAGCGGATGATGTTGTGGCCCACCAAGGTCTCTGCTTGAGCAAAGAACACAGTCATCATAAACGGGTCATGCGTACACTGGACTACACCATTTTCATCCATCCAAGAGAGTACATGGATTTTGGTAGCCTCTTCCAATAGTCCGTCAGTCTCTATGTCAAATACTGTCACTTAAACATCCTCCCAAAAAAGCCTTTTGGTTTGTTAGGCACCTCTAAACTGTCAAGGTGGCTCTCCAGCTTAACAATGTAGTCCTTCTGCTCCTGCACTTTTTCGTCTAGGTGCATATTGCGTTCTCGTAGAGTGGCAAGCTCGACTTCTAAGGGCAAAGTCTCCCCGGACAGTTGTACTTCAGGTGCTTGGACCTTTTCTGCGGGTAAGACCTCTGGCTTACTTTCCACGTCTGGGCTAACGTGTCGATACCGTTGATTATACTCTTTTGAACAAAGTCGGCAGTAAGACTGAAACCCGTCCTTAGAAGAGCTATTCTTGTTGAAATCATGAGTAGGCTTAATGGTCTCACACCTAACGCATTCTTTGGTGGCCTGATATACATTGGAGGTCCACACAAACCTTTCTAAGAAGTCCTTTGGGGACTTACTACGATACCATTTGTGTCCGTTCTTAGATCGCCACTCGCCAGTGCTAAGCCGATAGTAGTAGCTATCCTCCACTAAAACATCAGAGGGTATCTTTGTATCGCCCAGACTACCTACGAACTTGACCTTAGCTCCCAAGTCCAAAAGCACTTGAAGCTCTTCCAAGCGAGATAGGTTGTTAACAGCATGTTTGTTCTGAGCAGACTCAAACAAAGGGGTATCCGAGGCTAACATCTTTTTAACGGTTGTCTTTGAGATATAGTCGGTCATCATCACGCAAGCTCCTTAAGGATAAATGTCTTTGGGTCGAAACGCATTCTACCACCATGTCCAATCTCAGCGCAAGGTCTATTTTTCTCTACGGCCAAGAAAGTTGTATTGCGGTCATCCTCATCATCCGACTCTTTGTTACGGCTAAGGTTGACGATGACAGACGCACGCTGTGCAATCATCTTACAGTACTTAGGGTCGCCATTGTCGTTGGTGTGAGCAATGGTCACAATCCCTACGTTAAGCTCTGCTGCCAGCTTAGAGAGGCGCACAGACAGGTCTGCAAGGATTTGCTCTTTGCCGTCCTCAGTGAGGCCAGCTACAACATCTTGGATAGGCTCGAAGAAGATGAAGCGACAACCACAAGCCTCACGAAAGAAACGGATTTGCTCGATAAGATCATCAGCGCCTTGGCCATCAGGAAGGTAGAACTGGTAGAAGTTCTCCTCCTTGGTGAGTTCGATGATAGACTCTTCGACTAGGGGGCCTGTATCCTCATCAATCAAGTCTCTACGGGTTACGTTGCCACCCAGATGATACGACACCAACCCTAGAAGACTACGCAGCTTGGTTTCCTCAAGGTGCCAAGTCGCAAACGGAACCTTCTGCTGCAACAAATTGTATTCAAGGTAGCGCATCACCTCGGTCTTACCGACACCTGTTGGTGCCTTGATGACAGTGAAGTGACCCTGCATCAGACCCATGATCTTGTCGTCAAGAGCTTGGATGCCAGTGGGTACATACTGGTGTTCTGGTGTATCCCGGTACAGGCTCAAGAACTGCTCACTGGTGTTGAGGATGTTCTCTGGTACAAACTTCTTTGCAGAGTACCAAGCAGACTTGAAGGCTGCACCTTGACGTGCATCAAGGAACTCATTGGCGTCCTTGTACTTGTCGTGTGGTACACGATACACCTTGTTGGGGAACAGGTTTGCCATCTTAGCAGCGATAGCATTGCCAGCTTCGTCATTGTCTACAGACAGGATGATCTTCTCGAAGCTGTCCAACCAAGAGCCACACTTCTCCCACAAAGCCTTAGAGGGGGTAGCAGAAGGCAGGGATACTACAGGATTAGTGTAGTTGCCCTTGAGCATCTGATAGGCAGACATAGCATCCACCTCACCCTCAGTCACAGTAACATAACGAGCAGAGCCAGCATTCCAAAGGTTCATGCCGAACAACTCATCTGCTCGTAAGCCCTCTGCACTGAATGCCTTTGGGTAGTACCGAATCTTCTTGCCACCAGAGGGGTAGACATACTCTTGCTTTACTGGGCCATCAGCATCCGAGTAAGTCTTTACCCCGTAGAACTCCATGGTCTGAGTGGCAATACCACGATCTGCTACAAACCCACCACTACCAACTTGTAGACTAGTAGCTGGTCGAATGTTCTTAGGCACGTAGTTCATGTTGTTCTCCTTATCTTTGAGTGGATACTTAGCAAGCACTTCTGCTGAGTAATGCTTTCCTTTAGCTGGGTATGCTTCGTGACAACTAAAACAGTTTCCAACCATCTTCTGTGTGTTGTAGCTGAAAGCATCAGAGCTATCACAGTGTGGGCAAGGTTGGTGTGGTATCTCAGTCATTATCTTATCCTCTAGTCATTCTGTAGTTTGTTATAGCCACTAAATTCTGTCCGGGTAAAGGGGGGCTACCTACGATTCCACTACACTTTTTAGTTTTTCCCTGATCCTGTTGTCAATCTGCAACACTCTCTGTTTGGTGATGTCGTACTTTTTGCCAATATCCACCAGAGACCACTCATCAGGGCCATACTTTAAGAGGAATATCTCGTAGTCTCGCTCTGATAAGGTATCCTTCATCAAGCCTTGCACTTGCTGTACCCACAGATAACCCTCTGTGTTGCCTTCGTACATAACTTCATCTCCCTCTAGGAGGGCTGTAGTGGCCCCTAGAGCGACTTTGAGGCTGTCGTAGGTAGCAGAGGTCATGTGTTTGGTTACGGGGGTCTCAGAGCCGCTTCTGATGGCCCTAGCATTCTCCCTAGTTTCAGAGGAGGGGGGTATGTTTAGGGGGCCTTGGCGTAGGGATATGAAGTCCCGCATCTTCTTACGGGCCTCCCACTCCAAAGTAGGGGGGTGGGTATTGCCACGGGCCTCACTTTCTAGGAGGGCTACCATCCCCTCCTGCACAAGGTCATCGTACAACTCGTAACGCCGGAAGCTAGAAGCTAACCTCCGGCACAGGTCCATCTTATCTTGGGTGTTCATACATTCACTCGGCTCTCTAGGAATCCGTCTACATAGTCGCAAAGCTCACTAGCAGACATATGGATACGACCCGCAGCATCTGGGCTTGGGTGTGTCCGGCTCTTACAGTCATCAAGCATTGCCATAGCATCGTCGATGATGTCTTTGAGTACGTGTTCAATCTCGTCCATGTCTATCTCCTTGGTTAAGACCACAACAGAGTAACAGCTCAGTCAGAGATGTCAAGTCATTTTCCACTGGTGGGGTCAGTCAATTTCCCTCGGTGGGTCTCTCATTTTCCCACGGGGGCCTCATTTTCCCACGGGGGTCTAAGGCTCATTTTCCCACGAGGGGGTCATTTTCCCACGGGGGTGTATTCGTATTTAGCTCAAATACCTTAAGTATTTGTCTAAAAGTTAGTACGAATTTGATGTAAATCTGATGCACGCAA